CTGTCACGGCCGACGTATTTGAGGATGGTCTTTGCAATTTCGATGTTGGTCATTATCTTCTCGCCTCCTCTATCGCCTCAGCCCATTCTTTTACAGCCGATTTGAGCGACTGTATTTCCTTAATCAATACTTTTATCGACCTCGCGTCAATCTCGCGTGTATGATGGACTGAGAAGCTCGTGAGGGCATCCTCTATCGTAGCGCAGTATCCGCTGACACGCTTTTCGTAGGTTTTTCCCGTCTTGGTCTTTCCTTTTCTTACGACCCAGCAGCAGAACGGGTCCCGGACGAGCCAGTAACCGCCGCCGATGTCTATCTTCCTCTCTGCCATTATTACCTCCTAAAACGGAATATCCTCCTCTTCCAGCGGACCGAGTCCTTCCGGATCCGTCTCGCTCTGGACGGCACTCGACCCGTCGGAGTTGGTCTTCTTGTCGCAGAAGTCGAAGCCGTTCGCAGCGAGGAGCCACGCGGTTCTGTTCTGGTCGTTCTTCGGCTTATAGGACTCCATCCGTCCGGTGACGATGATCTGCGAGCCCTTCCGGAACCACTTCTCGACCGCGTCGGCCTTTGCTCCATAGAAGATGCAGTAGAACCAGTCCGTACCGTCGCCAAAGTCACGGCTGACACCTACAGAGACAGTCGTCTTTGAGAACGGGCCCTTCTGTCCCTGGACGATCTGTTTCTCCGGATCCTTTCCGCAATATCCGTGTATTGTGATTTGATTTAACATATTAGTCCTCCTAAAAATGAAGCGGGGCGGAAGAATAACGACTGAACAGTTTGTAGTTTGACTATGCTAATGAGGTATATCTTTAAGGAGAACCGCCCCGCCTTTTTACTATTCCGCTTCTTTGACCTCGTAGATCTCCGGAACTTCCAACACCTTCGACTTCTTACAGAAGTCACACGCCTCGCAGCGTCTCGGATCTACGTCGCCGGACTTGATCAGGTCGAACCGTTCGATCTTGGCCTCGACCATGCCGAGAGCAGCGTCCAGAACGTGCTGCGGTATCTGGATCACCTTGACGTCCGGTGTCTTCTCTTTCGTTACCGCTGCGATATAGAACGGCAGCTTCTTTCCGGTGTTCTCCTCGACGACCTTCTGATAGATCGCACCCTGGATGTCATAACCCCATGCCTCGATCCATGAGCGCCGGCCGTATTCCGGGTCCCATACCTCTCCGAAGTCCTTCGTCGTTTTGAAGTCCACGATCCGCACGTCCGGCATATAGACGTCCATCTTGATCTTCCATGGGACGCCGAAGATCTCCGCAGTCTGGATCACCTGTTTGTCGCCGGTGAGATAATTCACCATTAACGGCTGACGGTTGACCGCATCGATCATTTCGTTCGCGTGTTGGTACTTGGCGAGCAGTCCGCCGCCTCGTTTGCTGGTTATCTGGTCACGGTGTTCCTCGATGAACTCGTCCAGGTTCCCGGCAAAGTACGCATCGACATACGAGCCGATCAGAAGCGCATCGGTCTCCTCGCGGACGTATTCGTGACGGACTTCTGCCAGTCCTGCCGCTTCGCACTTGTCGAACGCCTTGAACTGTGAAACGGACCAGTATGCAATATTTGCATCTTTGCTGAAATAGTTATTGCAATTCAGTTCCATCACATACCTCCGTTTACGATTTCCTTCTCGTATGTCAGGATCCGGCAGAGTGTGATCGTTGCTTCCTCATACAGATCAACCAGGTCCGCCGGGAGCTGTCTCGTATTGGTCTCATTGATCCGGCCGTGCCAGTCTTCAAAGAACTTCTCCGTAACGGCCAGTCTCTTTGCTGCTTCCGCTTTATCCGGTCCGACTGGTCTGAAAAACAGCGCCGGACGTCTTTCCTGTACTCCGAGGATGTCCCGGACGTTAATTGCACTTGACATCATATTCCTCCATTTCTTTTTTCAGTCTCTCCTCGCACTCTTTGCGGACTTCCTCGCTGATTTCGAGCACCTTGCCCTGCATGACCTTAAATGCTGGGTGACACTCTTCCAGGAGTCGCTCCGGGAGCTTCGTGACGATGTGAGCCGTCTCGATGCCGATCTCCTCGGCCGTTCCCTGGATGCTGACTTCGAGGACAGTGTGGTCGCCTCTGGTCTTTGCTTTTATCTCGATCATTCCGCGCCCTCCTGTTCCGCTGCTGCATGAGCGCAGTCATAGCACATATACTTACCGAACTTGGTCATGGCATTGTTTGCGATGGCCTTCGCTTTGTAGGTCTTACCGTCGACCGTCTTGTCCGTTATCAGCTCGCCGCACTCCTCGCAGTAGAGTTCCTCCTGTTTCGGTGCGTAGTCTCTGACCCGGATGCACTCGGTCGTCTGCCCGAACGCTGTGATGGTTGCCCGGTACAGGGCGACCTTCTTCTTCTCCCAGTCTTCCACCTTCGTGGATCCGACCGCCTTGCTGATCGCTTTGGCGTTGGTCGTGTTGCAGATCATGGGCTTGTACTCGCGCTCCATGAAGTGCACCGTCATCTTTTTCTCGCTTCCCCTCTCGTTCTGTACGTCGTTCCGTTCTACATGGTCTACCGTGAGAACCGTGTCTCCGTTCTCGTTGAGATCCCACGCCCCCAGGAAGCTCTTGTCCATGAACTTCCGGAAGTCACCTGTCAGTTTTTCAGTCATTGTCGTCCTCCATTCTGGCAATAGTTAAGTCCAGTTCGTCCTCGCTGGTCGCTACCATGAACTGCAACAGACCGACGAGCTGGTCGAGCGATTCGCATTTGAACGGCGTCTCGACCGTTGTGATGTCGTAGCGCTCTGTCTTTTCGTTATACCTGCCAAACGTCTTCTTCTTGATTGTCAGCGTATAGTTAGCCATCTGCCTCTCCCTTCTGGAGCACATATACCCCGTACCGTGCCCCGCTCTTTGTGTATTTGTATGTTGTTTTGATTCTGTTCCCTGCCTTCCGGAGTTCCTCGATCCGCTTCGGCAGCGACATGATGTTCAGCTCCGTAACGGCTTCCCGTACTGTCAGACCATCGTGGGTTTGCAGATATGCCAGGACTCTGGCCCTCTGGTTCGCTTTCGTCGTCATATCGCACCTCCCGCAATAAACGCCAGCGTTACAAAGAACACCAGCCCCGTCAGTGCATACCGGCCATAATCGGCGATACTTCCTTCTCTTATCGTGTATTTTTTAGACATATCGTGACCTCCCCGTTGTTCAACATCTCGAATAACTTGTCGCAAGCTTGTGATGTTCTGTATGTGGTCCCGTATTCTGACCACGGGCATCCGCCCTGCTTGCATCTCAGATCTTCAGTTCCGTCAGCCTTGTAAGTTGGAACGAAGAACGGACAGTCCTGGCACGTTAGCCGGACACCTTTCGCCTCGTACTCGTCGGACAATGTCTCCGGGACGATCTCGTCTTCAATGTACTGGATCCGAGCGATCATCCCCTCGAAGGTCACTGTCGGGCTCTTTCCACGCAGCTCGATCAGTTTCTCGTTAAGCTGTTCAGTTAAAGTCTGAGCCGAGTCTGCTGCGACGATGGCGTACTGCTGGTAGCTTCTTCTGATCATTAAAAAAATCACCTCTCTTTCTACAAGGTGATTTTGTATTATAGACTTATTGAATTATTTCGAAGAGGTCCCCTATTGATGGGATTTTGAAGATTACTTTTCTTTATGATTATCGGAATAGTTATCTATCTTTTAATCCGGCCAGCCTTTTGCTGACCTTCCCCTCTCTCGCTGTTATTTAATTGAATCACCTTGTACTCAGAATTATAAAGCAGATGCTCTTGTCTTGTCAATAAAATCTTGTTAAGATGGTTTCGGCAATAACTCGGCGCTGATTGTTTCGTCGGAGCGCGGCGCGTCTGTGACCCTTTTCGCCGGCGCGCCTATTGTCTTTTTTAGAGGTATATCAAAATGTCCACAAAAGAAAAACTGTACTATCTTCTGATAGCTGTCCTTTGCGTCGTATCGGTCGTGTTTGCTGTCCTGGACTATAACAGAGGGCTCACCCGTCCCGAACAGATCGCAGACTGGATAATATATGCGTTCTTTGTGATCGACTACGTGGTCCGCTTCATCCTGGCTGATAGCAAACGAGCGTTCTTCATAGAGAACATCTTCGACCTGATCGCGATCATCCCGGTAAACTCCGCTATGAGGGTCTTCCGTCTGGCCAGATTTGTGAAGCTGCTCCGCCTGGTGAAGCTCTTCCGGATCGGTGCCCTCTCGGCGAGACTTGGGAAGCGTTCCGAGAAATTTTTTGATACGAACGGGTTTAAATATGTTTTGATGATCTGTGCGATAGCAATATTACTGTCTGCCGTTGCTATGACATATTTCGAGAATATGTCTTTCCCGGACGCGCTCTGGTGGTCATTCGTAACGGCCACGACCGTCGGATACGGGGACCTATCCCCTGCTTCCGGTGCCGGCAGGATAATTGCCTGTATGCTGATGATCGTCGGGATCGGCCTGATCGGATCCCTGACCAGTACGATCACAGCGTTCTTCCTCCGGGACAATAATAAGGAACCTAACTCGGAACGTGTCGATATGGTCGTCCAGATGTATGACCTTCTGAACGACGAAGAAAAGGAACAATTTAAAGAGACAATCAAATAACGAGCAAAAAACCCGAGGCAGTTTGCCCCGGGTTTATGCTTTCCATTAGTAGGAGGGCCACAAATGGATCATATATAAAAGGCTCCGCCGCGGCACGAAAACGACCAAATATAAACTTGTTACTTGATTACACGCGCGAAGTCCTTTTGTAACCTTTTATGCAGTTTTTTTATCGATATAAAGACCGATGTCTGCTATGTACCGCACCGCTACCGCTCCGCTATCAGCGAAGATATTATTAGTCCCGTAGAGCGTCGCGATCTGCTGCGGTGTTAGCTGGATGGTTATTGGTGTTGCGAGCTCGTAGCAGACCTGTAACGGATTATTTGATAGGTATGCGTTTATCAATGCCGTTGTGGTAAGTGTTGGGTCTGGAAACCATACAACAAGCCCGTATGATGTACTATTAAAAACTCCGACTCCAACAGTCTGGCCATAAAGGGAGTCATATTTTTGTGTTGGCAACGAATCGCAAATCAGGCTTGGAACAGTATTGGCTAATGTCACTTTGTTTTGTGTCAACGAATACGGATACAACCAACCGACTCCGTTGCTGTTTGCTCTCCAATTTGTGAGTGATGGATTCTGCGTACCATTTAGCGTGATAATCGCATGGTCGATCGTCAGCACCCCGCTCACCGGATCCACCGTACCGCCGTATACGGTTTGTCCTAATGGGATGGTGTAGTCTGTGCCGTTGTATGCTTCGTATGCGGTTGCGGTCTGTCCTAATTCAATCTGAAGCGAATCTAATTCGTCTTGTAGAAGTGAACTGTTCCAACCGACCCAACAGACCAAATATTGCGCGTCTGCTCCTGTTGTTACTGTGATGGACAGTTTTTCGCCAACAGTACCCGAATTGTCAGCCCCAACTCTGCCGTAGACCGCAACACCAGTATCGGGTATTGTTTTCGTATAACACGCAACGAATCGTGTATTTGCATCATAGCGTGTTCTACTTAATGTGTACTTCGTGTTTGGTTTGCAAGGGATATACGCAAGCGTTCTGCCCGAACCGCTATCTATAATGCTACTGTCAATGTATTTTTTGCTTACGAGATTTGCGTGAGCCTTATCAAACATATTCTTTCCGCACACCGTCAGATTTGCTTCTGTCCATCCGCTTATTGGGCAGATGTTGGCGTATGGTTCGTAACTTGTCATTGATGAGCCACTTTCAAGTTGAATCTGCGATATTGTTCCACCACTATTAGAAACAAACAAAAAAGAAACAACATCTTGCGTTAATGTGAAAGTTTGGCTTTTTCTCTCCGTTCCTTTGCTCAAACGTGCCATTTCTGTTCGTGTTTCGTCTGCGTGATAACCAAACAAAACAACTGTATCTGTGGAAATGTTCGGGATACAACTAAACGTGTATGTGCCTGCGGGGAGACTAAACGGTTGCATATACACCAAATAAGCATATCCACTCGGCGTATATTCCGCATCAAACGACCATTTATTCTTCCCGCCTCCCGCCGGCCACGGGTTAGCGTATCCATGCAGGTCCTGGATCGGGTCGATATCGACAACGCACGACTGCAGCGGGAATACTGCCTGACCGTCCGGGAACGATGCGATGCTGCCGGATGCCGTATCCTTTGGCATTAACTGTTCCAGAGTAGCGAACGTCACCTCTCCGTCCGTGACGTTGTATTCGAAAGTGTTACCATCCGTGAACAGGATCGTGTAGGTTTTGACCGCTCCGGACTCTCCTGACTTGTAAATAGATACGATGCCGTTACCCTGCGGACCCTGCGCTCCGTTCGTGACGGTGTACTCGTAGGTCTGGCCGTTCGTGTAGGTGATTCTGTATGTATCGACGAGCCCTGCCGTTCCGATCTTCTCGATTTTACTGATACCGTTACCAGTAGGACCGACCGGCCCCTGCTCTCCTCTGATCGGGCCGACCGTGTCGCTCGTTCCGTCCGTGTAGTAGATCGTCAGAGTGTAGTCCGGGTTCAGCTCCGCGCGGTCGATATCCCGGACTGTATGGACCAGATCCTCGACGATCGCGATAAACTGCTCGAACTGGCTCGGAGTGATCGGAGCCGTCTCGGATCCGCAGACCCTCGCGTTCGCGTCGATCAGGACGGCCTTGATCGGGTATGTTGTCAGTCGGTCGACCAGCTCGTCCTCTTCTACGTCGCACCCAAACAGATTAACGCATACCTCCGCCCTTTTATTCAATACTTCCGCCGGGATAACACAGACGCCGTTCTGATCCAGTACGGTCACGATGCAGTCGTAGTCCGTGAACCATGCAGCACGGACAACGTCGAAGTCCGTCCAGTCATCGCCCAGATCTACCACGGCGCGGATGTATTCGACCGTATTCGATGCGTACTTGTAGATACCGTCAAGCGGTATGAGTTTCTGCCCTTCTGCCCTAAAGTGTAATGTAACTGTATTCATGGGTTATTTCTCCTTGATTTCGTCGATTTTGTGATACAAGGTTTTAATATCGTTCTCAATGACCGGAACCCTTCGAGCAAAGTCGTTATGCTCTCGGACTTCTCTCGTCAGCTCCTCGATCTTCTGATCCGTGACCGCGTCGTGGGCGTTATTGGAGATAATAACTCCCATGAGTGTGATCGCTCCTGTGATACACGCTATTATGATTCCTTCTGTTAGCACGACCATCACCTCCGATACTTCCGCATTTCAGTTATAAGACTTTCCCCGACCTTGCCGGTCTGCTGCCATCCGAGCGCTTTCCGGAACGCGTTGACCGCTTTAACGGTCGCGTCGTTATAGTCGAAGCCCAACGTCCCATTATAAAAGCCGGCCCACTTCAAGAAGCGCTGGATCCGGTAAACATCCAGACCATAATCGCCTTTTTGGTAATATGTCCTGATCGCGCCCTGGACGATGTAGCATTTGTAATACTTCCATTTGCTCGGCTTCTGGTTCTTTGCCTTGGAGTCCATGACGGCGTAGCATCCGCCCAGCTTCTTATAGTGACTGTTCGCGATGTACTTCGTCGCCTTGACCTTGCCGGTCTTCTTTTCGACACTGTAGACTTTCGCAATAACGAAGGTGTGACCGCTCTTGTCCTTGCGTCCTCTCTGGATCACCATGCCGGCGTCGAACTGACTCGTCTTGTAGTATTTCGTCGCCTTGAGCTGTTTCTTCATCTTTGGCATTTCCGTCAGTTGGTTCTTGAGGTCCTTCGGTACTTTGATGCCGACGTTGCCCAGGCCCTCCCCGACGAACACGTCGCAGCAAGCTCCGACCCGCTGCTTTTTGTTCGGCCATTTATTGTGTCCTGGATATGCCTTGTCGATCCCCTGCGTGTACGCCTTGAGCGGTTTGCCCTTCTTATAGGTGTATTTGTTCTGCGGCGTTCCGTACGGCCAGCACTGACGATATGCGAGGCCGTTTATGATCTTCGCGTTTGTGTTCGGTGTCGGCAGCGTTCCGGAAAAGGTCTGTCCGGTCGGTGTCGACTTCGCCGGCTGCTTCGTAGTGGTCGCCGGGGCCTTTGTCTGCGTCTGTGCGGGCTTTTTCTGCTGTGATGGATAATTTACCTTGTTAATCCACTTCTGCAGCGCAATTACGCTGTTTTTGCCGAACTCGCCGTCCACAGTCGCGCCGGTCATGGCCTGGACCTTCCGGCTGGTAGCTTGTCCCCAGACACCGTCCGGAGTCGCCCCCGCTCGTCTTTGGAGATATTTGACCGTTTCCTTCGTGAGGATGCCGGTCGGTTTCATTCCCAGGGCGAGCTGGAGGTTGTATATGGACTGATAGCTGAAGTCACCGTCCGGGTTGAGTTCCTTCTTCTTCACTCCCGCAGGAACAAAATGCGGACGGTATATTCCGCAGATGTATGACCTCGTCCTGGTCTTCTGCGCTACGACTCCGCCGTTTGTGTTCCCTTCGATGGTGTAGATGTCTCGCGTCGACTTGTGAGCCCGGACAAAGCCTATGTGATTCGGAACTCCGTTGCGCTCCCAGTCGAAGTAAATGATGTCCATCGGCTGGGCCAAATACAGCGGGATATCTGCGAGATTCTTTTTGCACCATGCTATTGAGTGCGGGCAATATGTCTCTTTTTTGCCATTAAAATAGAGCGAAGCAACTCCGCCCTCATTGGCAACATAATCGACAAATGCGTTGCACCATGCCGCGTTACTTGGCAGTCCGGCAAACTTCCGGAACTTCGCCCCACCTTCTCCGAGGTGCTTCTGGGCTATAGCCAATAATTGTTTATTCGTCTTCATCGTCCGTCTCGTCCTCCTCGAACTCCTCCCAGTCCTCCGAGTCATCCGGCTCGTCTACGTCCATATACAGGTAATGCTCGTACTCGACCTCCGGAAGCCCCGTAGCGACTGACGTCAGGATCGAAAGGATCCCGGCCAGAAGCGACGCGGAGATAACCGTCCACCAGTTGACGTCGCTCAATGCGAAAGAAGTTCCAATAACTGCAATCGCAGTCTGCGCGACTGTCCTCGCTGCTCTGATCAAAGCGTATTTTATAAAGTTATTCATAATAAATTATCCTCCTATAAAGCTGAAGCAAACGCCGCCTCGATTTTATTTAGATTCTTGTAATGCGTCGAGAGCGTTATCGTATCATCTATCGTCTGAGCTGCCTCAACGAGAGCGATCCATTCGTCCTCCCGAACTATGTCGCCCTGCTGGTAGACCATCCGGCCCGGTGCGTACGTATTGACCGCCAGCGCTCCGTTCCGGACCATCCGCGTCATATCTGCCGCCGTTGTGTATGACCCCTGTCCTCGGTTCGTTACTGCCGGAACCGGATCGTACCATGGAGACCAGGAGACGTTTCCGTTGTTTGCCGTTGCTGCCAGATACCCGCAAAGTGTTTGATCTCCGTATAGCGTTATCGCTTTTTCGGTGTACTTAAACACGTCCGATCGGAAACTGCTCGATATTGACGTAGGTCGTACGATCATTTCGCCTTTCATCTTGTTACACCCATAAAACGCCTCGCTCATAGATGTAACAGTTTTAGGTATTGATACCGGCCAGGTCATAGGACAATTCGCAAAAATATGACCTATTCTCCTCGTTCCATGAGGCAGAACCGGCGGATATAATAAATCAGAGTCCTCGAAAAAATACGTATACTCGTCTACGCTCCGCGGCAACATTGGGGATATTAGTATATTGCTCATTTGGAACATGGAGTCATATGTCGACCCACCCTCCGGGATCCTCGGATACGCAGCTGCACGTTCATTATAAAACAAAGACGTATACCGAACGTCGATTCCAGAGACTGAAAAAGCGTCGTTAGCCTCCGCTGGCGTCGGTATTGCGGCGTACCGATCTAAAGACGGAGTCGCCTCGACCCGGATCCTCTCTGGTGGATCATCCGCGGGATAGTATGTTAAATCGTATCCTCTGATCGTTGCCGTCTGCGTCATTAGACTGCCCCCTTTCTGGCTTTGATTTTCGACGTCAGCCCTCCACCTTCGGAGTGCTCCAGCGTGACGTAGTCGACCGTCATAGTCTCCCAGGTCCTAACTATTTGACCGTTATCCCATGTCGCGATCTCTACGTTGAGTATATCCCTCGGCTGGATATGCGGGTTCCCTCGGTACGTGAACTCGTAACATATATTCGACCTGCTGCGAACTCTCGGGAGTGAGAGTTTCGTGAGCGAGCTGCCTGTCGACTGACGAAGGAATAAAGGCATTTCAAAATCAAATCTGTATGTCTCGCCGCCTGTCAAAACGCTGGTTTCATATGGATTATTAGAATCCTGCAGATCAGCAAGGGCCTCGTAACCGCTGATCGTGTATGTCGTGCTTGCAGCAGCCTTAAATTTAAACAGACTGCAGTTGATTTCCTCCTTCGATGTTGGCGTCGGACTGATCCCTACGTTTTGATACGGTACCGGAGGATCCAGAGTTACGTAATACGTTTTCCCCGCCGTTGCTGCGACCTGCTCGATATTACTGTTATTCTGCATATAATACTCTGGAAGTACAATTTGCAGCGCTTTCTTTCGGATCTCAACGACTGTATTAAAGTCGGAGATTTCATCCGCGTAAATTGTCCATGTTTTCCCGACGTTTCCAAATGTTAGTGTCGGTCTGCCGGCGTCAACATATGTCGCTCTAAAATACGATTCATTTCTGAAAAGGCCAGTATACTCGGAGATAATTGACCGTGCCGCTTTTGCATCATATACGACTACCTGCGGCCCTTTTATTTCAATATCCGGAGGAGCTCCGACCTCTTCGTATTGTATAGACGCTAAAGCTCTCCGGATTCTTTTCCCTATAACGTGGTTCGCTTTCCATCCGGTCCCGTAGTTATCGCAGTCGACCGGGATCTCCTCGTTTTCCAAAAGCATCGAGGCGTCCTGCCCTTTTACAGTCAGCACGTTATCGTCCCATGAGATAGTCTCTGACAGATAGAACTGCCGAGTCTCTGACATATCTCCTAAATATCCGGCTGAATACCAAATAGGAGACCGTTTCTCTATCCTCCCGATGACGCTGGTATAGTCTGTGGGCTCGTAAGCCTTTATCTCGATAGAGCTGACTTCGAGCTCTCCACCGACCTCCGTACTTACAGAGCGCAGATCCAGATTAACACTTAATAGCGTCTCATTATTCCAGACCCACGCCATCCCGAGATACACGCCGACGATATAAGCCCGTTCTCCTGGCGTCCACGAGTCGAGGTGTATCGTGGTACTACCTGCGGACCATGTTGGAGCGATCTGCACGATCTTCTTCTCCCCATATTGACCCATGACCTCGAGCGTTACGATACTCCATTCTTCAGCTGCGGACAGAGTCACCCCAAAAGGCGTGTTAAACGTCCCGTCCGACTGTGCAGCCTCCTCTGATATGTACCCATAACGGAACGAATCGGTATCGGTCTGCATTGGAAGGGCCTTTCCGTCGTTTATGAATCCGGATCCACCCAGATCCATAATTACGGATGTCGTGTTAGTCTTTCCGAGGTTGGCTATAGACTCGAGACTTTGTACGTCTCCAGTAGGCGTGATACTTGTCGGCTCGTCCGTTGTCTCCTGGAACCAGCACTCGACCCGCATGGCCTTCCGCAGGTGTTTTCTGTTTTCTTCTGCAATAGTTGCCATATTAGTCCTCGTAGCAGTCCGGGAAGGAAAGCGTCACGGAGACGTCCTTCCAGACCGTCTTATTCTGGTAAAAATGCGGTGTTTTTACATTTGCCCGGCCTTTGAGCACCGCCGTTACGGTATGCTCCACTCCGTCTATGTCCGAAAACGTGACCGGAAACGACGGGGCAGCGATAGCCGCCAGGAGGTTCTGCAGATCTTCGCCCAGAAGAGTCCCCCAGGTGAGCTCCGTGTCTGCGTATCTCCAGCCGTTAATATCCCCGACGATCTTCCCCGTCATGGTCGTCATTTCGTTGACGATGTTCGGCACCCTCTGAGGCGTGAAGCTGTTCGGGTACGGGATGTCGTAGCCGTTTATGTTGATATACGAAAGCCATGGTTTCATGTTATGCCTCCATAATTAGCGTTCCCTGTTTGTTGAGCTTGTATATTTCCGTTGCGATCCGCGTCGATCCGAGGTTTACCTGTACGACGAGCTCGCCGTTTCCTCCCGTTGTCGCCGCGTTCATGGCCGTCAGCATGGCCGCTATAAGCTGGCTGTTTGACGCTGCGATCATGCTCTGCAGTTTGTCGATCGGGAGAACAGCTTCCGGACCAGCCTCGCCGACGCCGATGACTCTCGGGCTGCTGAAGATGCCGCCCTGGGCGTACCAGTCAATCCCGAGATGCGGGATAATCCCCTCGAGGAGATCCCCCAGAGACCACCCGGTCGGCTGGATCGAGAAGTGCGGGAGCTTTATGTGCGGCAGTTTGACCTTGAACGTGAAGAACTTCTTGACCTTCTCGATCATTCTCTTCACGAAGTCGACCGCTTCCTTTATCGGTTTAGTTATCGCATTTTTAATTCCTGTCCATACTTTCCCCGCGACGGTCTTGATCTTGTCCCAATTCTTGACGAGCGCGATGCCTCCGGCCACGGCCGCAGCGATGGCCGCGATGACCAGTCCGACCGGACCGAGCAGCGCAGTAAATGCCGTGCCCAGGAGCGGGAGCGCCGTGATGATAGTCCCGACCGCGCTGATAATTGCGCCCAGGAATATCACGAGCGGGCCGCCTACGACGAGCAGCCCTGCGATCGCGACTGCTATTTTCGCTATTACGGGATGCTCTTCAATGTATGTGACGAGCTTCTCGACCGCCGGGACAACGTTCTCAGAGATCCATTTTGCCGCCGCCGCCAGTGACGGAAGCAGCACATGGCCGAGTCTCTCTCCGATGTCGCCCATCGTGTTACGGATCTGGGCGAGCTTTCCTTCGTCCGTCTCAGCGAAAACTTTATTCATGTTTCCGACGTTCTGAGTCACGACCTCGGACAGCATGGCCGCCTTCTCTTCCTCGGTCCCGTATTTGAGGACCTTCTCCTGGGCCTCAGTGAACGAGATGCCTACCTTCTTTAGCGCTCCGGTCTGTCCCATCATGGCCTTCCCGAAGAGGTTCGCGATGCCCGTCGCGTCTTCTGCTGTCGCGTTGACGCCCTTCTGCTGGACGAGCAGGTTCTCCATGGCCGGCAGGAGCTTGTTGACTGTCGACGGCATGGATGCGTACGTTGCGAGCTGCTGCGCCCCGGAAAGTGCGACCTCATCACCTATGACGCCCTGCTTCTGTAGAGCGGACGCCAGCTTCATCGTTGATTTTGCCGCGCCTTCAGTTGCGCCCATTCTGGTCTTGTAGATCTCCGTCAGCTTCGTCTCGGCCTGTGACTGCGTTGCGTTAAGTTCGAGCAGTTTCTTCCCGGCAACTATCATCGCGCCGCCGCCGATCGTCGCGTACATACCAGCGTTCCTCATGTTCTGGCCCGCTGTCTTGAACGCTTCTCCCATCTTCGTGATGTTGGCGTACTGGACCTTTTTGAGCTCGGTATTGTAGTGCTTAAGTTTTGACTCTGCCTCGATGATATTTCTCCGGACCTGCATCCACTCTGCCGACTGTTCCGACACGTTTTGGGCCCTGAGTTGTTGCTCTGCTGCCTTGAACTGTTTGAGCTGGCTCTCTGTCGTGTCAATTTTCTGTCCCAGGAGCATGAACTTCTGGCGCAGCAGTTCCGCGTTGTTCGGGTTGAACTTGAGAGAGTTGTTGACCTCTCTGAGCTGCTGGTCGATGGACTTCGACTCGCTCTTGATTTGACGCAGCGCTTTATCGAGTTTGGTTGTATCACCATTGAATTGGATGGTGATTCCCTTTATTGTTCCCGCCATGGTTTAGTCCTTATCCAAAAAATGCGTTAATATCTGCTTGTGTTGCTCGCCGTCTGGTTTTCCCGTTTTTATCGCCTTCTGCCCTCTTTTGACGTTCGTTGAAGTCGATACAAAAGTCCACGAGCTGCCCGATCTGCATCCGGCGGATGTCCGCCATTGTTAAACCGCGCTCAATACCGGCGAGTATAATTTCGTTTAATGTGACGGCTGGAGAGTTCTTACGATCTCGTCCTTTGCCTTCTCCAGCCTCGGCAAGTTTTTTGATGACGCGAACCCCTGTATGATCATTCCGTATACTTCCGGGATAACCACGTCCAGCGGGAACGTGTCGAACTGCCGGATCCATTTCTTCGGCTCCGGTATCTCCGGATCCGCGTTCTTTGCCAGCGCCCAGGTCACGTTATAGACCAGTTTCACGATCTCCGACTGGTAGATCGGCGCGAGGATCTCTACGGCCCGCCCCTGGATCGCTTCTGCAAATGATCTTACATTTACGTCTGTACCAGCTTCTGCAAGAATTGCAGCAAAAGCCTCAGTCACGGTTGCAGCGAGCGGAAGAACCACCGGAAGGATGTCCTCTCCGAACTGGTCCTGGTACTCCATGGCCCACGCTGCGTTATTGTTAAGTTTTACGTCTATTCCGCCAATGTTAATAGTTTTCTCCATTTGTGTCTCCTCCAATTACAAAAAAGGCGGAGCAATTTGCCCCGCCTCTCTCGTTTCTTATGACTCCGACTCAAGTTCCGGAGCGCTCGGGCTGGTGAACAGTGTGTCGTAACCAGTGTCGTCCGGTTTCAGAACGGCCTTTCTGACGCCGCTCTCATTGTCGCCGTTGCAAGTGACCGGGATTGTCTCTGTAACAGGCTCCTTGTTCTCTCCGATAGTCTCGTATGATCTTCCGATCGGACCCAGCGAGCAGTTGTAGAAGATAACCCTCCTGCTTTCCGCATCGCCTTCGACCTGGAACATAACGCAGACCCTCGGCTTCTTTGCGTTCTTTACGTCCGCCAGTCCGCCGTTGGTGAGGCGCTTCACTCCCAGGAACTTGGTCTTGAAATCGTCGTCAAAAACTTCGACGCCGAGATCTCCGGAGATCGGCCCCTCTGTGTACTCTGACCAGTAGTCGATATTGTCCGCATAGTCCACGTTGTTCTCTGCGTCCTGCTCTGGCGAGAAGCTCTTCGCGCCCTTCTGGTGGTACGGAGTGCCGAGGGTGACGTTCCCCTCTCCATCGTCTTCGTATGTGCAGACGTGGAGCTGGCTGATACCAAATTCTACTTTGTTTTTGGCCATCATTTACCTCCTAAATCTGGTAGTAAATCACGAATACGTTCTCTTCTTCGATGAAAACGTCCTCGCTCTTCGTGTAGTTATAGCCGTTACCCAGGAGCGCTTCCTCGATCGCGGCTTCGTTTCTCTCGTTTTTCTTTGTGAAATAGTATTCTACTTGGTAGCGGTTCTCCCTCCACGGGTAGGTGTTGTCCGCGCCGTCATAGTCCTGGCCTTGCCCGATGTACGCAATAAAAGGCGGCTTGACCGGGTCCTTAAAATGACTGTACACGCACGGGAGTCCCGTCTTCTCTTGTAGTGTTTCAAATATGGTTGCCATTATTCCAGCTCTCTTTCGATTTCTTCCGGCAGAGCGTCCTGAGCCCATTCCTCGACAGGTGCGATATGCTTGATGCCGTTCGTCCGTCCGTAGGTGCCTTTAGCGTTGCGGATGACGTGGCCGTTCTCGAGCAGATGCGTCAGCTGGTAGTTTGTCTTGTTATGGACCGTTACAGTCTCCAGCCCGTCGCGCCCGCGTTCCTTCTTGACCCGCCAGCCTTCCGCGTATCTCCGCCGGTGCGGTGTCCCTCTCGGGGACGTGTTCTTCAGCTTCCGGACTGATTCCTTCGATACCTTGTCAATGGCGTCGTTCGTCGCCTTTTTGACCTCTTTCGAGTAGCTGTCGAGTATCTTGTCCATCTGAACTGTAAAACTGCTGCTATTAGCTGCCACCGCTCTCACTCTCCTCTTCTGGGATGTTCATGCCGACCCGCTCCTCGCAGACCAGAGAGATCTTGTCACGCTGAGCGGTCCAGTCAGCCCGTATGATGTCGTAGTCCTTGCCCTCGTACTCGATGACCTTCTGCCCGTCATAGTCTGCTCGATTGGTCATCTCAAACGTGATGGACGGCTTCATGCCGAGTTGCGCCGCGTTGTAAAATTCCGACGCATAAACACCACGGGGCTGGACGTAGACCTCCGTCTCCGTTATGCTTGGGACTTCGTTCCCGTACTCGTCGAATGACGGGATCCCGTATGCTTTGAGTTTTGCGACTCCGTCATACATTAGCCCCGCCTCCATTCCGTATATCCGGTAGTGTTCGAGAGTTGTGCCTTCTGCTCGTCGTATGAGCGTTTCAGCCTCTCCGCATCTTCCGGAAGTCCGAAGTGCAGGATGCAGTATGTAATTATTGCCTCGTCCACGAGTGCATCGTACTTATCCGGCACAATGACCCCGGCGATACCCAGATCTGCCTGGGCCGCTTTGATCAGGTGCGGGAGCTGCAGCTCGTCGAACTTATCTGTATTGACTCGCGCCGACTGTTTCAGCAGCGGAAGAATAGTTTCCGGGGTTACCATAGTTATTACCTCACAAGGAAGGGACGGCCCGGAAAGGTTGGCTATGCCGGACCGCCCCGTAGTAAATTGCTCCGATTAGGATTCGGACTCGTCGGTGATGTTGACGAGCATCTTCGGGCCTACAACGTCGATAGCTGCATACAGTCTGCCGACGATCTTGACCAGATCCTTCTCAGACAGTGACAGATCGTCAAACTTGAATCTGACGGTCTCGCCTTCCGGCAGGTTAGCCTGAACGCCAGCCAGGTCGCCAACGATAGCACCGTCGACGCCTTCCTTCTGGATGACTTCGAGGCCCTGGAACGGATCAAACGCATAGTTCGCTGTCAGTGCAGTCTTTTTGATGTCTGCGATTGTCTGGCCGTCTGCGATGAATACGATGTTCTGTGCTCCGTCGCCCAACTTTGCAAGCGCGTCCAGAATAGCCGCAGATGATGCAGGACCAGCGACGGCAGCTACCGGCACCTTGTCCTTGTCTGCCGGCACGGTTGTCGGTGCGCTCTGAATCGCAACGATAACCAGATCTGCTGCCTTCTGGATAATCTTGTATGTCAGTTCGTCATACAGATAAGCCAGGAAGTCCTCAGCGCCCAGTGCCAGAACTTCGTCAGATACGGTGATCCACTTCTTGATGTTGGCCGGGACCATCGTAACGATTCCGAGTACCAGTGTTTCTTCATCCGGCTC